TTCCAGTCACTCTCAGACGTAACCCGTCTCTTACCACCTCTAGGCTTACGTTTTTGTTGGAAATACTTTCTTCCGATATATTGTTTACCCGACTTGATATTAGTAATGCAGTAGACGAAACCGAAGAAATCGCCAATATCGTCAGTAGTGAAAGCTGTACCTTTGTAGTACCAGGGATTTTCATAATCTCCTTCCATTTCATAATCTTAATATTTTTTTCTATTTAGATTATAAATTTTAACAGATTCATTAATGAATTGTTTATGACCCATATAAAGAGTATCTGCTTTAGTTTTATCCCAATCATTAACATTTAAGTGAGATATGTATTGATATTCTTTTGCAACCTTATCAGTATCAAACCAATTTAACCCATACAATATTGGGATATAATTAACTGCAGTAAAAAGACCAAATTTAGAATCACAATCATCACTTTGAGGGAATCTATTCTTCCATATTTCTAGAAGAGAGTTAAGTGATGGTGTAATTTTTAAATTATTCTTCACATCTTTCCAAAATGGAGTATCCTCTCTCTTAACCAAATAATGTGCTTGAACATAATCAAATACATTATCAAAAATACCATTAACGATTTGATTACATTCATCAATACTATATGAAGGTAAGTAATGAACAAAAGCATACATCTGTTGAATCACACTACCAATAGCGGTTGCTTCTAATGGTTCAACAAAACTTTGTGATAATCCTACTGCATAACAATTCTTATACCATGCCTTCTCCATTCTACCAGGATCAAATTTAAATGTCTTAGCAATATCTAATTTTTTACCATATGCCCTTTCCATTTCTTCATGAGCTTGAGTTTCATTAATAAACTTTTCACAAAAAACATATCCATTGCCAGTTCTACCCTGTGTTGGAATCTGCCAACTCCAACCATAATCTCTAGCAGTTGATTTTGTATAGATGTTATACTCTTCCATCTCTTCAGTTGCAAAAGCAATTGCAGAATCTAAAGGTAAATATTCAGAATAAGATTTCCATTTAATACCTAATCCATTTCCCAATAAAAGTCTTGAGAATCCAGAACAATCAACAAACATATCTGCATAATATTTTTTTCTTCCATTAACAGAATCTATATCACCACTCTCAGAATTAATGTCTATAGAAGTTATTTCATCCACAACTATTTTAATATCTCTACATTCACATACTTCTTTTAAAAATATATTTAAAGCCTGTGTATCAAAATGAAACTGATGTGTTGGAGAATTATTTAAATTACTAAAAAAATTAAGAGGAACTTGATTATCAACAGACCCTTTCGGATTCATTTCAAAGTTAGGTCTTCTCTCAGAAACAACTTTCTGTAAATATGGAAAATGATTTCCAGATGCTGCAGCACAATCAAATACACTTATATTATGTAAATAATCTTCATCAGACCACCCCTCAAAGTAAACACCATTCTTAAAGGTAGCCTTAGCATTTAAAATAAGATCGAGTATAGGTATTCTACAATATCGACAAAAATCACCAAACTGTTCTGATGAACTTTCACCAACACCAATAATACCAATATCATCCGATTGAATGACAGTTATATTTTTTTCTGGAAAAGATGCTCGTAATATCAATGCAGATATATATCCTGCATTACCTCCACCAACTACAATAACATCATCAACCATCATACCTATAATTCACGTCATGTATATAGATAAATATATTATAACAGATTTATCCTAATGTCAGTCTACGTAAATAATTTTACTATTGAAACTGGAGCATATTTTTCAAGAGATTTTTACTTGGACAACTCTGATGGAACTTCATTAGATCTAACTGGTTATAGTGCAAAATCATATTTAAGAAAGCATCCAGAAAGTGTGAATGCAACTTCAATATTTAATGTTGGATTTATCAATAGAGAAGATGGTCATATTAGAGTTTCTTTAGCAACCACTGCAACTAAAGCAATAAAACCAGGTAGATATGTTTATGATGTATTATTCACAGATGCATCAGATAAAAAAAGTATTGTAATTGAAGGTCAAGTTCTCGCTACTCAAGATATTTCACCTACTGTTGTTATAACAAGCTATGCATTTGAATCATTTGCAGCATTACCTACTGATAGTCATGTAGGATTAGATGGATCTACAGGTTATACAAATTTAAGTTCTGATGGAGATTGGACAACAGGAATCAATCAAATAACAAGTTATGGAATAATTGCAATGGGTCATTGGCATAATTCTTGTAATGATATGCCAACCCTAACCACAAATCTTCAAAACGCTACTTATATAAATGCACTAAAATCATATATGGAAATGGGTGGAATTGTATTTTATATTGGAGAATATGTAAACTGCGGTAATACTCAACATCATAATGATAGATTAGCATTACTAGGTACAGAAATAAGACTTAATTCAATTAGTCTGGGTGCTGGTGTTGGAGATTTACAAATAACAAATGATGTATTACCAGCACAATGGAATTTTGATGCAACAAATACACTAACAGGTGGCACTGCATTATATACATTTACTGGACAAACCGACCCTTCAATGTCATTTGAAAAAATAGGAAACGGAGCTATAGTAGTTGTTGGAGATAGTAACGGATCTACTAAAACTCCTGCTAACTGGTATTCTGGAATGAGATCCCTAATATTTGAATAAATAGTTAGAAAAATATATGTCAGCCTACGTTCACAATTTAACAATCCTTGGAGGTGCAGATTTTACTCAAGAGTATGATATGCTTGAAACTGGTGGTGAACCAATAGATCTGACAGGTTATACTGGAAAATCCCAAATAAGAAAACATAAAGATAGTGCAACTTCTGTCAGTTTTAATGTAGGATTTGTAGATAGATCAAATGGAAAAATAAATATATCAATTCCAAGTTGGACAACTTCCAAACTAAAAGAAGGTCGTTATGTATACGATATTCTTTTTACTTCACCAGGAGGTAAAAAAGAAATTGTTCTAGAAGGTAGAATAAATGTAAGAGCAGGTATTTCAACTGGTTGTGACTTCTCAAAACCTACTAGTGCTCAAAGACTATGCATTGCTGTTATTGATGAAGCAGATTCGGGATCAACTACCCAATTTTCAACACTATGGACACAATTTAGAACCAATTATCCTAATAGAACATTCTATCTCTTGCAACCAACTACAGTTGGATTTGGTGTAAATTCCAATAATACTACAAATTATTTCGTCCTACGTTGTCCTGATAACTTCCTTTCAGAAACCACTGTAAATGTAACACCTTTAATCTAATGGCAAATTATTCTGTAATAACAAACGGCACGAATACAAACCCATTTATGGGTCCAAATTATGCACCACAGAATGGTAATGCTGGAACTAATCCAAATAATTGGGGATTTGGTAACTCATCAAACTTTGTAAGACCATACCAGAATTTTAGTTGGAGATTACAAACTCAAACTTGGGCTCTAGGTGCATTCTGTAAGGCACATGATTATATTGATACTATAGATAATGTTTGTTTAGATGGAGCTTTTGGTAGATTAAAAATTAGTACAAAATCTCCAAACTTAGGACAACTTGGATTCGTAACACAGCATTGGTATAACTGGACAGATGGACCTTTCAATCTTTTAAATGATTACCCCACATTTGAAGAATGGTGGGATAATTGCACTACAGTTACTATACAAGTTCCAAACTTAATGTATACCAGATCTAACGGAACAAGAGCTACAGTTCTTGTTGATGTTGCATATATTGGAAGAGATGAGGCAGATTATGTTGATGATACACCAGATTCAGATACTAATACTGGTGGACTTGTTGAAACTGAATATCCTGGTTTAGATGAAGATTGGGATGGTGGTGGTGATCCAGATAGATGGAGTGGAGGTTCTCTTGGTGAAGGAGACAATCTGATTGCACGTACTCCTAAATTCAACCCCAGTCTAATGAACTACTTAGATAAATGTTATGGTTATGCATGTGCCAGTTGGTATCAAGACAATCCAGGTCACCCAATGCACCGTAATCCATTCCTACCTGCTGGTGCATATGTTCCTCTATCAGCTTTACCAAGTGATGGTGAAGATATAGCAGGACTTGGAGAAGATAACCCTTGGATGGCAGCAGTAAATGATCAAAATGGTTATGAAACAGCAGGTCTAACTAGTGCCGAAGGAAGAATGCTAATTGGTATTTGCCAAGCAATGCCCAGAAATCATCCTGCTGCTGTAAATGCCAGATACAATTTAATGAAGAATTGTTCACCTGGTGATATTAATAAATTATCACTGATGGGAGTATTATAATGCCATATAATTTTAACGGGGAAGATGTAGATATTAACAATATCACATTACAACATTTACTAGATGGTA